CGTGTGTACGTGCCCGGTGTTGCGTCGTTCAGAACTGCCGGGTTCGTACCAGCATCCGTACCCGTACCCGAGAACGCGCTGTTGCCGCCGTTGATGAACGCTTCAGTACGCGTCGCCATGTTGCGGTCTGAACCGAAGTTCGAACGCATTGCGAAGATCAGGCCAGTCGGGCCAGACATCGGTTGCACGCCACACACGTCATAAGCGATCAGTTGCGGCATCGCACGACGCACCAGCGAAATCAGGATCGGGTCGAACTTAGCGATACCGTTCTGATCTGAACCAGCGCCGATGTTGTTGGTAGGTGCATCTTCAAAGAGCGCCTTACGCTCTTTAATCATTTCTTGTTCTTGGTTTTCAAGAAGCTTCGTCACGACCGCGCGCTTGTGCGGGTCGCGGATCGGTGCTACGCCTTCAGCATCGAGAACGGGTGCCCACTTCGCGCCGATTGATTCAGTGATATTAAACATTAGTACCCCTAAGAGAGATTTGCTTTACCTAGTTATTTAGTCTTTCGAAGTTTTTCAGAAGACTTTAGAACCGGGTGTTACCTTTGAGTGCGCTCACATAGCGTTGGATCGACGGCGTGACCACTTGCGTGTCAACCTGTGAACCATCGGCTTGCTCTGCCAGAATCTTTTCTGCTGACTTCTTCGGTGCAGTCTTGAAGTGTGCTTCCTTGATGACCGCGACCTTCTCAGCGAATGATTCCTTGCTGTCGAACTCGACACCTTCCGTCAGCTTGACCAGACGTTCTGCGTCGGTAGCTGCCAGACCCTTCGACGCTTGTTCAAGAACAGACGCCTTTTCGAGTTCAACGATCTTGTCTGACAGAGCAATTGATTTCTCAATCTCTTCATTCAGACGCGATTTGGTTTGTTCGACTTCCGTGGACAGAGATTCAACAACGTCGATCTTGTCTTCAGGGACTTCGATGAAATTTTCAACGAACAGGTCTTTCAGACCAAGAATGAAGGACTCTGCGATTTCGGCACGAAGACCGCTATCAACAGCGAGTTGGTTTTCCTTCATCCACGATTCGACAACGTATGACATGTACGCATCGACATCTTCGGACAACTTAGCTTTCGCAGCTTCGAGTTCGGTAGCAGCCGATTCAGCCAGTTCAGTACGTGCCTTCTCGACTTCCGAGTTCACACGTGCCACGACAGCGGCTTCAAACAGAGACGTTGCCTTCTCAACGAAACCTTCTGCAAGACCTTCTTGGCCTTCGAAGATCGCAGCCACATCAGCAGCCAGAGTTTCCTTCGTTGATTCTTGTGCTTGCGTCTTGACCGAAGTGGCGTCGCCCTTCATGCCAATCGTTGCTTGTGCTTCAGCCGGTGCAATCGGTGCAGCAGCAGAAGCGCCCGAGTTGTCTTTGTCCAGTTCCGTGACTTCCGGCTTGCCTGAACTACCTTGATCGACTTCGGTGCGATCACCGTTGTCCATGTTGCTGATAGGGAGCGTAGCGCGTTCCGCCAGCATGCCCTTGATCTTTTGTTCCAGTGACATTCTGTATCCTTGTGGTAATGCTTTTACCGTTTACGATATATTTAGTAAAAGCAAAGTTTTGAGATTACTTGAGATGCTGAAGCTTGCCGCAGAAGTGTTCCCAGACATCGAGTGTCATCTGTGGCAACTTCGCGCTAGGCGTCTCTTTGATGATTTCCTGTACCTGTTCGATCTTTTCCATCTTCCAGACACCGGATTCGCAAATCCACTCAACGCCTTCCATGATGCCGTTCACGAAGCAGTCAGGACCGCTCGGATCAGTAACGACATCGATAGCAGAGAACGTCAAGTCAGGACCAACGTAGGTGACACCTTCACGCAGGGATACAGAAGCGCCGCCGCGTGTCGATACACCAATATTTACGCCGTCAAGAATCAGACCACGCACGACCTTGCCAACACCTTCAGAAAGAACCTTGGCCTTACCGATGACGTTGTTGCCGTCCCATGTGAGTTCTTTAATCAACATGCAAGCACGTTCAGGATCAACCTGCATGCGTTGCGGGTGATTGAGTTCACCGAGAGCGCGATTCTTGGACACATAGCCATCGACATACTTCTGGATTGCCGATTCCATGTGTGCTTTCGGGTAGTTCCGCTTGTTACGGTTGACGATGTTCGACTGTGCGAAGATACCTTGGATGTACAGTTGCTTGTCAGCGCCAGTACCTTCGGTCAGCAGTTCTACTTCATCGTAGAGTTCAGTAATCAGCTTCATGCTTATGCACCTTGTGTCAGGTTATCAGCGCGGTACGGATAGTCGAATCCACCGGACTTGCGCAGGGTGAGAATGACAGTGCCATCACCAGCCGTGACAACCGAGATGTCTTGTGATGCTTGGTCGCTGATCTTGTACTGGTCATCAGAAAGTTCAGCACTACCGAACAACTGAAGTACGGCAACCGAATTGCGGGTCACGGTGACTTCCTGTGTTGGGGGTTGCGAAACCCAGACCTTGCGAATCTCGACTGAAGCTTTAGCTGCGGTGTACGTCTCGTCACCGAAGGCCAGTGACGACAGCGGAATTGAAGCCGTACCAGTGCCGGTGATCTTGACCACGGCTTCTGTGTGCGTATTCTTCAGGACTGTTTGAACGAGTGCCGTCATTGTTATTCAGCCTTTTGGAAACCAAGCTTCTTCAGCAGCTTGTGTGCTTTTTCCAGACCCTTGTCGCCATCAAACACCGTGGCGCGAGAGTTGGTGATGTGTACGTAGTGGTCCGTACCAAGTGACGGGTCCGCATACTTGTAGCTGTTGATTACAGCCTTGCGACCGTCCTTGTGGTGGAACACGGTTTCTGCGTTGTTGGCTTCATCGAGCGAGTATTCAAGCAATTCACCATTGACCTTCGAACGGCCAAGGTGCATCACCTTCGTGACCTTTGCGTTGCGCTTGATGACGCCAAGTTCATCGTCATCGATCAAACGTTCTTCCGTCTTGCCCGATGCGAAGTGAATCTTGACCTTGTGGTGAACCTTGTTCTTCGATTCAGTAGTCAGACCCGGCGCTTGAATCTTGGGACCGCGTGGAATCCAGACAGAGCCATCCTTCATTTTCAGAAGGTCTTTGTTCTGGTGTTCCTTCTCAGTCTCGCCAGTAGTGACTTGTGAATCAGCAGGTTCCGTCTTTTCTGGCGTGTGTGGTGCCTGTTCGCCGTTCTGTTTGCGGAATTCTGCGAAGTTCATTATTCGGCCTTGTTTTTGTAGAGCGATTGTGCGAGTTCGATGCGACGTGCTTGGAGCGCGACCGACATCTTTTCCGACATCATCTTCTTGAACATATCGCCAGCAGCACTGAAGTCTTTCGACAGGATCGTGCCGATGAACGAATTTTCATTCACGCTTTCGTGATGCCATTCCTTCGAGTTCTTGGCGAACTCGGCCATTTTGCGAACGTGTTCGTCATCGGAAGCAAGACCCTTCTGAATGTCTTCTTCAGTGATGGGTTCGCTTTCCGACTTACCTAGCCACGCGTGGAATGCGCCTTTCTTAATGTCTTCCATGATTGGACCTGTGTTATTCCCGATCAGAATATTTACCCTGATCGGGACGGGTTATTTCTTCTTTGCAGCAGGTTTCTTCGCTGCGGGCTTGGGTGCGAGTTTCGCGGCTTGTGCTTGCATCGCCATGTCGGTCTTGGCCTGTGCTTGCATCATGTTCATCTGTTGGTCAGTCTGAACATCGGCCTGTGCTTGCATGGTTGGCATCTCTTTCGCAGCAGCCAGTTGACCCATGAAGTCAGCGTCGGTAGCCATCACTTCGCGTTCTGCTTCGATCTGCGATTCGATTTCTTCAATCTCTTCGTCGGACTGCTTCAGTACGTTCTTGCGAACCCATTCCTTGCTGTAGTACACACCGATGTAAGGATCGAGTTCGGTCAGGATTTCGACGCGGTTGCGAAGGTTCTCAATCTCTTTCGCTTCAGCCCAATAGATGTCAGATGCGAAGACATACTTGATCTTCGGCTTCAGGACTTCATCCCAATCTTCCGGGGTGATGACGCCCTTCAGGATCAGTTGGGTTTTCAGTAAATCGTCAAAAATTTCTGAAAACTTGCGGCGCAGACGGGAGATGAACTTCGCGAACTTCAGTTCGTCACGCGTGACTTCCATTTGGCGTCCGAAGTTCAGCGGGTTGCCGCCTTGCATGCGTGACACCGGAACGTTCAGAGCGTTGTACAGCTTCGTTTGGTAGTAGTTGATGTCATCAACCACGCCAAGGTTTTGCGCACCTTCGAGTGTATCGACTTGCGTACCTTGACCACCTTCGCGACGCGGAAGCCAGAAGTCTTCCATCATGGACATGTGTTTCCGGTCGTCCTGCAATTCACCGGTCGAAGCGTCATAGACGATCTTCGTGCGGAAACGGTTCATGATGTTCTTTAGATACTGTTCCGCCTTGTTGTTCGGCAGATTGCCAACGTCCACGTAGAAAACGCGACGTTCGGGCGCACGTGCCATGCGGTAGATCAGCATCGAGTCTTCAGCCATGCGAAGCATGTTGGTAGGCTTGATAGCCTTGTCCAGATGGCTTAGGACGATGTTACGGTCAAGGTCAATCAGACCGGACGTAACATATGTGATAGCTTCAGGCGCGATCTTGACGCCCTGTGCTGTGTTGTTTGGTGCGGTGTAGCCGTTGTTGCGGCTGAAGCCGTTCTCGGAATAGACGAAGTATTCGATGACCTTGGTGTAGATTTCAACACCAGTCGTTTCGTCTTTCTTCTTCTCGACTTCTCGAATCTTTTTGATCTTGCGGGGATCGACGTACCGAAGTTCCTGAATGCCAGCACCCGGATTCTTCGGGTCGAAAAGCTTGTGGTAGTAGATACGACCATCGACATAGTATCGACGGAAAATATCATGTGCCCGACTATCAAAGTCCAGCAGGTTCAGGATTTCGTCAAACTCTTCTTCGATGACATTGCGGATGTTCTTGGACAGCGGCACATCATCAAGGTTGAGCTTGACTACATCTTCGTCGTCTTCGGTAGAGATGGCTTCTGAACAGACTTCTTCGACAGCGGTATCGCAATCCGGGTATTTCGCCGTCTCGCGATACCGAGAAATCAGTTCGGATTCCGTCCTAGCAGCCCCATCAAGATCAATGAACGTGCCGAAGTGACCTACCGCATTAGATACGGTAGATGCGCCGTCATCGTCAACAGGAATGGCAAAGGAAGGAAGCTTTTGCTCGACATCTTGTGCGAGCTTCTTCCCCTTACCGCCGATAGTGAAACCGAAGATTTGCATTATTAACCACCAGAGATGATACCAGCCAGCGGCGTGAAGGTTGTCTTGAAGTCTTGGTAACGGAACGTCACGCTTGATTGCGAGATTTGATCGTTCGCCGTGAAATCAAGTTGCGAATCGCTAAGGTCAACCGGCCACGCGCCACGGATTTGATACGTTTTCAGCGGTTGGTTGTTACGGTTCAACTGCGTAACCAACATATCCGCTTGATACTTAGCAGGGCTAAGTTCGCCGGAAGCGTCTTGCAAGTCGTTGATCTGGTTCATCCAGTCTTCGATTGCATTGCGGATCGTGAAGTTGTTGTCGTTCAGGATGTTGATGGTCCAAGCATCAAAATAACGATCACCAGCCAGCGGCACGTCACGACCACGGTACTTGACCGTAGCTTGACCAATGTGCGAACCCGGCATCGAAGCAGCCGTCACAAGGAACGGTGACGATTGGATAGCGAGTGCGCCCAAAGCGACAGTAGCGGGGAAGGTTAGTTGCACGAAGAACTGGTTCGGACGAGCGCCGCCACCAGCCAGTTGTGCCTTGAACTGGTCCACGTTGAAGTAGACTGTATCAGCCATTTATCGTACTCCGAAATTTGGGTTTGTAATATTTAGG